CTAAAAGTTTCGGAGGCGCGTAATAGCATCTGTAATCGCCTGTGCATTTGTGTCCAGCGTTTCCATGGCAACGAGTGCGTTATCTGCAACACGCTGTATGCCATTGTCAGACAGCCATTTCGTGACCTCCTCTACCGCCGCCGCTAGCGCATGCTGGTTGTGCAGTAACAATGTCAGAGCATCTGCTATGGCAATATTGGACTCGGAGTGAGATGACATGACAATCGTCCTGAGAGTTGGATTTTTAGAAGACTAGTTCATCCTCAACTTTCTTGGCCTGCTAGGGATGTTTTGAGCCCAGTCCACGATCTGAAATGTAACGGCATGCCCTACCCCCCTAGCACCCCATGCCCGAAGGAGCATGGCAACTCCTTTAAACATTGCTGCTTTCTCTGGCGCTCGCTGCAATCGAATAGCCATTGATGCAGATGGGTGCGTGAGAGAGTCACGCAAAAGTCACGCAGCCTATTCTCCTCCCCCAGCGTCCTGCCGAACGCACATACATCCTGACAGGACGAGGACTCAAAGGGTCTACTTGCAGGAACTAAATTCATCGAAGAAGGGCGCGTCTGAGTAAATAGCACTACTGGGCAGGAAAAAAATATGAGCAAACCGTTTTGCACAGAAGAGTTCAAAATGCCATCATCATGCCTTAATTCCGAAAAAACGAGGACGAATAAAATGGCTTGGGTCACACCACTTTATAGCAAGGAGCGCGTGAAGAAAGCAGGCGTGACTCTATTCAATGACAATGCCACAGACGAAGAATACGAAGATGCATTGCAAATCCTTAACAACTGGCGCTCTAGCCATAGCTATCCAGTAAATACCTTTCAAGCCGGTCTTCGAACTAAGCTAAACGCCATGGGCGTCAATGGCATTGTCGCTCAACGACTGAAGCGTATTCCTTCAATCATGGCAAAACTTGAAAGATTCAAAAACATGAGTCTTTCAAGAATGCAGGACATAGGTGGTCTTAGAGCTGTGGTCGCAACTGCGAAACAAGTGTATGAGCTGCGCGACTCCTATGTCGAAAAAAGCAAGTTCGACCATCTACTGGTATCAGAGAATGATTATATAAAGAACCCAAAAAGCTCTGGATACAGAGGCATACATCTTATTTATAAATATAATAACCGCAAGGGCGGAGCTAAGGCATATGAAGGCCTTCAGGTCGAGTTACAAATACGCAACGAACTACAACATGCATGGGCAACTGCAGTAGAGACTGCAGGAGTATTTCTAAATCAAGCTCTCAAGTCGAGCCTTGGAAATGGAAGGTGGCTTGAATTCTTTTGCTTTGCTTCCTCTAGCTTTGCAATTCTTGAAGAATGCGAAGTCATGGAAGCTCACCGCAGCTTAAAGCCTAAAGAAATTTTCGATCTAATGTTAAAGATGGAAGAAGAGTTAGAAATTGTTAAAAATCTAGGGATGTATAAATCACTGGTCGAGCACCTTAAAGGTACTGCTGGCGAAAAGACACACTATTATCTCCTTGAACTTGACGCTACAGGAATGAATGTTAGCGTTAGCGGATACGCAAGAGATGCATTACCCCAAGCTACAAACGACTACCTTGAACGCGAGAAATGGGCGAAAGGTAAAGACGGCATTCAAGTTGTACTCGTAGCGGCACAGTCTTTGACAGCACTACGGAAGGCATACCCCAACTATTTCCTTGACACTGGAAAGTTCGTTGGTCAAATAAAACGAATTCGGACGATCCTCGAACGATGGAATGACTCGACATCAATGATTGAGTTAAAGAACCCACGTAAAAAAATCGCCCAATCACTAATGCCACGCCAAAAGAATGACTACTGAAAATGGATCTAGTGCTCCCTGTTTCCAAGTTAAACAATTGAACAGGGAGCAAATACTGAGGCAGCCACTAATATATATAGCCCAAGCACTTTGGTTGATAAGATCGTCCTTTATGTCTAGCAGATCAATTATAGGTTGAGGCTCTAGATTAATTACCCAATTTGTAGCACACACATTACTGACTGGCAGCAACACACCTATGCTCTGCCTAACTTAAACGCCTCAACGCTGCCTAACTAAGGTGTTATAGCTAGACTCACAGGCAAATCCAGCCCGACGACTGTTTGTAAGCGCTGCCGCCAATTCTCCCGCATATCCATCAGCTTCTGATCGCAACTCGGCGAGCAGATCGATAAGGTCGTTGATTGTCTTGCCTCGCTGGGCAAGGCGGGAATTGAGGGTGGACTTATCGGCAAGCAGCTTTCGGGTTTGGTCGCGCAGGCCGTCATTGTCAGCGCGCTGCTCAGCAGCAAGAGCATCATCTTTCTGTTTCTGGTCGACTGCATCGGCGCGCACCTGGTCAATGTCTCGTTGGCGTTGCTGTTCGGTCTTGCGGGCTTTCTCGCTGGCATCGGTAGCGGCAGTGGCCACGCTGGTCTTGTAGTCAGAGTATTCGGTACGGACCTCGGCCAGTTGCTTGCCGTAGCGCCAAGCGTCCACTTTCCATGTGGCGTAAACGGAACATCCCACCAAAACACCTATACCAACCCACCGCCACGGGATCACGCCAACACCTTAAGCGCGCGGGCGTACAGCGCCTGACGATCTGCCGCGCCGTTTTGGCCACCGTTGATGCGTTGCGTGATCTTGTCGAACTGGCCAGCATCGGCCATGGTGTTGAGTCCCCCGCTCACCCAAAACCACGCTGCTGACATGCACGCGTGCTGCGGTTTTTCCAGCAGCTCGGGCTGGCGGATAAGGTCTAGGCCCAGTGCTTCGCCGCACGCTTTGTAGTTGGCGCGGCCCGTGATCTGGATCAGGCCACGGCCGCGATACTTGGAGCCGTCACCCGGGTGGGTGTTGCCAAGGTCAGCGCGGCCTTCGTAGCGGGCCTGGGCTTTGGTCGGGCCCCAGATCTCTTTCACGTATTTGAGCTGGCCGGACTCATGACCGATCTGGGCGATGAAGGCCGCAACCCGCTTCGAGCCGACGATCTGATAACGGTTCATCGCTGTGTTCAAGGCAGGTGCAAAAACTCCGGCAACATGGCCGGCGTTCGGGAGGATCTGCAGCAGTTGTTGCGTGGTGATGGGCATGGCTTTCTCCGGGCAAAAAAATACCCGCACATGGCGGGGTTCGGAATCGCTGCTGGGCTTACTCTGGGGCCACCGGCCAATCAATGGCGTCTGGGTACCCAATCTGATCGAACACGCGATTAAGCGCCACGCGGTATTTCTTCCAGGCTTTGAGTCGGGCGGCGTCTTCTTCTGAGGCTTCGTCGATATCGACAGCATCCTGAAGCGGGGCGATGGCGTAGTCGGCAATGGCGCGCAAGTGAGTGTATTTGCGCTGGGCCTCTTGGGCTGGATCCATGTCAGGCACCTGCTCAGGGGGTGGCATGGATGAGACTGGTAGCTCATCGACGGCCACGTGCAAGGTAATGCTGTGGCTCAGGTCGGTAGGCTTGTCGTCCAGGGACACACAGACGCGCAGCACCTGCTCGTCATAGGAGATGGCCACGGTTTTATCCACGTCCATCTGGTTGACGACATAGCCCCACCCTTCTGGCGCCCTGGCCATGCCCTGCGTTCCGATCAGTTGGTAAATGCCGGGGCTTTCTCGCTTCGATTCGATGGTGCTCACGCCCAGCGATGTGATGTCGATGATTTCACCGGTGGAGCCGAGAATGTTGATTGCTGCACGAGTCGTCATTTAAATAGCCTTCAGTGTGCCGTCGGCGGCGCGGGTGGTGTTTCCAGAGTGGTAGAACTCAACCCATGGGGAGAACGAGCCACCATATTGATTGCGCATCATGTATCTAGGATTTGGAGACGATGAAATCGCCTCTTGCGTCTGGTAACCGGGCGCGGCAGTTGTGAGCCGGACATGCGGAAATACAGCGGCGGGCACGTTCTTGCCACCATCCGGAAATAGATAAATCCCAGAAATCCCCAATAAATTCGCGTCACCAGAGGCAGCCATCGATAAAGAGTTTCCTCCATTCCAGCCCAGGGCACCGACCTGCAACACTTTACCTTTGCCGTAATCATCGGGAGAGCTCGTGAGGTTTGCAGTCGCTGCGGTACCCAGCCCCAGGGCTGTACGAGCACCCGGTGCGGAGTTTGAGCCCGTGCCGCCATTGGCAATCGGAGCAATGCTTACGCTGGACAAAGGCCCCAACCCTGCCAAGGTCGCGCCCCATTGCTGAACGATCGCCCTCACCTGGTCAGCCAGGTCTTTGACATACCCCTGCATGGGCGCAAGCGCATAGCCGCCGGCAGCGACGGTGGGCCCTTGATAGTTAGGTGAAATCGACAAGGCCGTATCGCTGGCGATATTGGTGACCTCATACCACGCACCATCCGGGCCGCGAAACGCATCACCCGTTCGTGCGTTCGCAATAAAAGCCGTGCCCGTTCCGATAATGGCGTTGCTGTTGTTGGTGGTTTTAACAGTCCCGGCTTTATACCAAGGCATAGGCTACTTCCTTAATCATTGTAGTAACGCTCAATTGGAAACTTACATACCGGTATCGAAAAGGCCGAGCCTGCTGTGCCTTGAAATAGACCGATATCGGTACGATTTAAGTTAGTTAATATTTTAATCACAGGGGCGCCGCCCTCCCTGATCCTTAGCCCCGCATAATCCACCGACCCCATGAACCATGCATTACCCCGATCCACACTGGATATACTGATAAAGTCATCGTGAGCCAAAGGTAGGTTGCTATTAAAAACAGCTACCCGCCCGTAGGCGACTTGGGGAGGCACATAGGTCCAGTTCTTCGTAAACTTACCGAACCTCACTACCCTGTCACTGGATGTATAGACTACCCCCTCTTGAGCGTCGTATATCTCAAGCCCATACTCATCAACACTCTTTTTATCAGAGTATTTACACGATACATATTCAAGGTTGAAATTTTGCACCACCCCACCGCCAAGAGCCGCACTCACTACGCTAAAGCCTGTCCAGTTACCGGGACTTCCGAGCACCCTTGTATAAAACGATAACGCGGGGTGGGATGCGGAAATGCACCTGACAAATATTTGAGGCGGCTCTTGTGTCTGGATCGGTTTTACAAATGTAACTGCCCCATACCCCTCGCCATCTGAGTAACGCGACAGTATCTGGAAATTCCCTCTCTCAGAAAAAACTAAGGTTTTATAATCGCTGCTAATTACAACGGAACCGCCGTTATTTGTCGCAGACAGGCCGTAGCTCATTAAATCACCCTCACCACTTCGACAACACTTTCAACCACTTCGGACTTCCACTTGAATATCCAATCGCCCTTGTAGTCCACTTCATAGTAATTGCCATAGGTGATGATCCCAATCTGCGTTCCACCGAGGTCTTTGTAAGTCGGCACACACCCCCAGTACGCCTGCCCCGCACCTTGTGGGTACGGGGAGTACGCTTTGGGTGTAATGGTCACGAAGCACGTGGCGGGATCATAGCCATCCACATTAATGAGGATGTAATCACCCCTTACGCCAAGCCCACCACTTCGACTTGCAGGGATGGTCATGGTGGCCAGTCTCTGAATGGTGAAATCCTCCATCCCCAGCGTCTGCACGCCTTTCGCATCGAGCACTTCTAACCCATAAATCATGACTTCAGCCTCCGGCCTTCAGTAGCGTTAGATTCCCTGCCCGCAGACGAACGCTGTCATCTTCATCCTGCACAAGCAGTCCGTTGTTATTGAGCGTCGTAGAGCCGCCTGCTCCAGGACTGCGCAGGGTCAGCATTCCTTGTGGAATATTGATTTCCAGCAACGGCAAGCCCTTGGCATTCACAGCGCTGGACCGCAACGTCATCCCAAGCACCAGGTTCTGAATGAACGCCGTATCGATCATCGCGTAGTTGATGAACACTTGGCCGTTCTGCACCACAAAGGGTGTTCTGAGCTGCCCGGTGACTTCGTCGATAATGGCGAAGCGTTGCGCAAAGGCCAGAATCTCCGAGGTGTCCCCATCAGAGCCCAGCGCAAGGCCCGCCATGACCTTGCGCCCGCCCACGATGGTTTCGGCCTTGATCGTGGTTTGGGCCGATACCCGCCCATTCACATCGACCACGGCCTGGCTGACCTGCTGTACTGCGGCTGAGTTTTCGCCAGAGAGCGCTTGAACGGTATCAATCCTCTGGGTCAGTGACTTGTCGACATCCGCAACCGCTTTGCTGACTTGCTGAATCGTGGCGGTGTTTTGGCCAAGGTTGACTTGCAGCTGCTCGGTTTTCATCGCCAAGGCTTCTTCCGCCGTGGCACGCACCTTTTTCTCCAGAGCGAAGTTGGCCGTTGAGCTCCACGCGTCTAAAGCACCCGCCAAATCCCCCTCGCCTGTGTCACTTCGCGCGTCTGCTCGTAGTGATTCCAGGCTGCCGGCCGTGGCTACAACCGCCCCATCTATACGAGATACTTCACCGCTGAGTGTTTCCAGCGCCTGAGTGTTACCCGCCACGCCTGAACCGACATCGCTCAGCTCGCCTTTCAGTTCCGTGATGCGCTTGGCAGCGACTGAATCATTGGTGGCCACGACCTTTTCAAGGCTCGAAAGCCCGGCCTTGTTCTCCCCGACCTGCGCACCGAACGTGGTCACACGCTCGGAAATCGCCTCGTCTTCAGTGGCCCGCACACGTTTTTCAACGGCCAGCTCAGCCGTGGATTGCCAGCTCTTGAGGGCGTCGGCCAGCTCGCCCTCACCCGTCTCGCCCCGCGCCGCGGCCCGCAAGGCTTCCAGCGATGACGCAGACGCCGTGACCTTGCCGTCTAGATCTTTGATGCTGGTGGTGTTCTGATTGACCTGAAAGGCCAGGCCATTGGCGGTTTCGAGGATCTCGCCGATGTCCCTCCAGTAGGCCGGGTTGGGCGGCGGTGTATCGCGTGGTACGTCCTGCAGCGCCTGATAGATGTGCCGTCCTTCGCGGGCGTTTTCACCGAACTTGTAGGTCAGCTTTGGATCGTAGATGAAGGTGTCGACCAGGCCTTCGACCTTGTCGCCCAGCTCTTTAACCTGCTCAGCCAGCTCCTTGACCGAACCCGGCCCGTCACCGGTGATGAGCTCGATGTCCTTCCTCAACTCGGGGTAAAGCGCGCCCTTGCTGATCAGTCCTTTGAAATACGGCTCGTACTCCGTCTGGTCCGAACTCGACTGGCCATTGATCCCGAACTTCTCCGGAAACCACGGCCCGACATTGCCGGTGCGGTCCACCAGCCGCGCCCAGAAAAACAGACTGGTCCCGGGCACGATGTTTTGCAGTTCGTGCCGGGCCTGCGGGTAGGCAAAGTCGCCGAGTTTGGTAGCGCCTGCCAAATTGTTGGCCGTGCTCTGCCACAGTTCGGTGCGCTGGGTGTCTTCGGCGCCCGGTGGGAAACCCCAGTTCAGGCGGATGCCGTAGACCAGGCTCTCAGTGGTCAGGTGCGTGATGGCAGGCGGCAAGCCTTCCTTGCCTTTCAATTGCGTCAGTTGAGAGTTCTTCCAGATGGACGAAATCTCAAACGCACTGACCGCACGCACCCGAGCCAAATAAGCGCCAGCGTAAATACCAGGTACCTCAACACTGGATGAGCCGGTGCGCTGCACCTTGATCCAGTTGCCATTGTCTTTACGCCACTCCACGTCATAGGCAACAGCGCCGGGGACTGAATTCCATGCGATAGTCATAGTGGTCACCGCCAAGCCCTGGGCGACGGTTGAGTTGGACGTGAGCGTAACGCTCGCCGGCGCTGGCACGACGGTAACCGGGATTACGCTGATGGGGCGTTCTTCCAAACGCGCACCGGTGTCGATGTGCGCAAACTTGCTTGGGTCGTACTGCACAGCGGTAATTTCATAAACGCCTGGCTCGGGCCGTGACACGCTGGTGACACGATACAGCGGTACCGCCAAATCAGACGCGTCCAGGCACCACACCAGCTCAGGCTCGGGCGCGACGGAATAATCCGTGGTTACCGTGACCTTTCGGCCGCTCACCAGTTGGATAGTACGGCCTTCGCATTTGCCGTCCGGCAAATTCACAATCAGGCGATCGCCCGGTTTGGCCGAGGTGTCACGGTCCAGGGTGATGACCTTCCCTTTGACTGCGGACACTAGCCCGCCCACCGGCCGTCCCGCGATCAACTCATCCGCAATCGGAATCACATACCCGGGCAGCGGGATACGACCAGCTAAGCCCGTTCGAAAAGAAACGGTGCGGTCCTTGGCATTGGTCAGCAGCGCCCACTTACCACGACGCTGAGCTTCAGACTCGCGGGTGCAACCAATAGCGCTAATCTCCAGTGGGTTGTCACCATAGCGACGTTGCAGCTTGCTGTCGGTGACTGCCGTGACATCAGTGTCATAGTTGTTGTCCGGGTTGTCGTAGCTGATAAGTGCGCGGCTGTAGCGAGTTCGCTCTGAGGCACTGCCGTACGAGAACTTGCCGTCGATCACGTTGGCACGTGTATAGGCGAAGTCGAAGTCTGTCGCGCGCGGCATGTCTGACAGCGAGAACACTTGCCCTTGTGCCCAATAGGTCATGCCGCGATAAATCGCAGAGATATCCCGCAGAAGCATCCAGGCGTCAGCTTTGCCTTGCAGGTTCAAGTTGCAGATGAAGCGCGGCTCCTGGCCACCCTTCCCGTCCGGGACCAACTGGTCGCAGTACTGAGCAATGCGGTACAGCTCCCACTTATCGACTTGCCACGGCTTAATCCGGCGGCCGAGACCGAAGCGGTCATTGACGGTGATGTCGTAGGTCATCCAAACCGGGTTATCGGTCCAGGCTTGCTTGAAGGTTCCGTCCCAGATCCCGGTATAGGACTTCTTGCGCGGGTCGTAATTGCTCGGTACCGATATCTTGCGTGCGTCACATTCGATCGTGACTGCCGGGATGTTACGGAACTGCTCAGCAGAGAATTCGATATAAAGCAGCGCTGTGTTGGGGTAGCGCAGTTTGGCGTCAATGACTTCGGTGAAGCCCGCGATCTGCATCGTATCGGCGATTTTGTTCTTGCCTTGGTTTGCAGTTAAACGGGTAATTTTCAGCAACCAACCCGTTGCCGCCTTGGGCAGGTCAACGCGACGGGTACGCTCGTAGGTGCTGGTGGTCTTTCCGTCAACAGCCTCGCTTAAAACCTCTTTGTAAGCGCCTCCGTCTGTAGCCACCTCGATCTTGTACTCGATTCGATAGCCGTTAATGTTGTTACTCTCATCCACTGCCTGCAAGGCTGGCCACGCGAAGCGCACGCGTACAGCAGAAAGTTGAGTGTTACTGATCGCTCGAACCCACGGGGTCCCGCTGCGCAACTCGATGCCTAAGGTTGTTTCGTTTTCGACCGAAGGAATGCCTCGGATGTACGGCTGCTCAACAGAACCGGTGCGCCACTCCCACTTCACATTAGGGAAGTTGTAGTTACCCTGCTCATCTTGCAGCGGGGTGTTGTCGAGGAAAATGTTGCGAGCTGTTGGTGTGCCGTCGAACTCACCCTCGCCGACTGCAATCAGCATCTTGGCCAAGGCAACAGAGCGCAAGCTGTCCGGTGCCTCTGTTGGGGTTTTTGGTTTCTCTTCCCCGCCCTTGGCGCCATGGATATCAATTAACTGTGCTGCGCCCATGCTTTCCTCCAGGCGAAAAAAAACCGCCAATTGGCGGTGCGGCATTCTGTGGTTTCTACATCTGATCTTCGGCGTAAATCGCAGCACTGATAATCGCACCGCCCCAGCGTCTGCGTCCGTAGCACAGTGAGACGGGGTTGCCGGAGGCTGTGGTGTTTTTGGCGCCGCCGAAGGCATAGCCGGGGGTGTTTTCGGGCGCTGCGCTGGTTTTAAGGCCGCCCGCTTGAGGGCTGAGCATCTGGATGACGCCGCCAAGCACCATTGAGCCGCCCATCATGATCAGTGCCGAGCCGAAAGGCGCACCAGCGCCGAAAGTGCCGCCAGTGATGACTAGACCGACAACAATCAGTACAGCTCCGATGATGGTTTGCAGCGCCCCGCCGCGCTTACTGCCGGTTATGACTGGCGCGATACGAATATCCCCTTCCCCGGAAAATCCAAGCTCTTTCTCTTTGAGATTTTTCGAGCCCCGGAAAACTGCAAACTCGATCCCGCGCGACTTTGCGTTAGAAAGGAATCTTTCAAAACCAGGGATCTGCACACAGAGCGCCTTGATGGCCTCGCCAGGGGTTCGAACAGAAAGCCTAAAAGAACGCCCGAATTGCCGAAGCTGCCCATAGAGAAGAATCGTGGTCAGCGGTTGATAGTTGATCGCCAGTGCGGCCATGTGTTTTCTCCAGGTAATAAAAAGGCCCGCCGAAGCGAGCCTTGAATGAATTTATGTATCTCTACATACAGCCTTGCAGCGCAGACAGTCTTTTATTGGCGATCCAGTTACGAACCACCACGTAATATTTTGCCTCCGATCCAGAGCCCTTTGGCTGGATATCAACGAAGTACTGCGAGCCCTCAGTGAAAACCGTATACCCGGTATCGCGACCTGGCTGGAGAGTTGCCCCAGGCGTGCCCCCGAAGATCGGCTGGTTTTGCCATTCATAGTGGACACATCTAGCCAGCGCGGAGTCGGTTTTCTTCGAGGTCAGCACCTTATACGGCCCCGCCTGGCGCGCCTCATTCATTGTCGGCGCCATACAGCCCGCCAGCATCGCCACCGCTACCGCCGCTATCAAAATCCGCATGTCGTTCCCTCGTTGGTTTTGCGGGACTTTAGCACTGAGGGGGCGAATGCAAAAAGCCCAGCGCGGCGCTGGGCTTTTCAGATGTTCAATCTTTTTTTGGAGCTGGAGCAGGTGGCGGGGTCTTAGGTGGTTGCGGGGGGAGCACACTCCGTGTGCGATTAGGATTAACGTTCATCCCGTCATTTACGTTTTTGCGTACCAAGCCCGTCGGACGTCCATTATTTTGATCATTCATGTGCCATTCCCCTGTGGTTCAAGAAATTCTACCCAGTACACGTCGCTATTCGCCACCATCAGGAAAGTGACCCCATCCTGTGGAACGGCCACATCTTCAACAATCCAAGTAGGAAACTCCATCACAAAATGCCCTCCCGCTGACTCTGCAGGCCATGCCAGAGGGTATCCCATTAATCGACGGCCATCCTTGAAGTGAAGCACCAGCCCGCGATCCGGAAACCGAAGAAAGGCGTATCGCCACTCTCCAACTGAGGCTCGCGAAGTAAGCCCGATTTTTCTTGCTAGTTTGTATAGATGATCATGCTGCGAAAGGTAGGCCAGACTTAAGCCAAGGATTACTGCTAGCAACAAAGCCCAAACAGTAGCAACGTTATCTGTCCACGGCCCCAAAGCGTAGGTTTGGCCTACCAATATCAGCAAGAAAGCAATTCCATCAACTAAAAACTTGATCAGACCTGTGCAAATCAAAGCCTGAATCACCTGCTCAAACTGGCCGGGCTTTTTGGCGTCAGCCAGCCAGTAAAAAACAACTGTCGCCAAGAAACCAGGCAACAGCGCCTGCAAAATCGGCATCAACTCCCCTGCGATATCACCCATCATGAGATTCCAGATCGTTTGTTGAGGCCAGACTACGCCAGAGCTGTCCAGCCATCCAGCGTGGATGGAATGCCAGTAACTGGTCGACGGTTTGGCGTAGTAGCGTTGCGCAACCAGCAAACCGCCGCGGTCCACTGCTGGAAACCCATGGATCGAGCATGACATTCAAGGACAAACGATGAATCCAGGACAAACGGTTTTCCCGTACTTGCTAATCACGAAGCACAAAGAGATCAGCTTTCTCTGTGGCGTAGTCTCCACTGACGGCTCGTTTCAGCACAATGATGGCGACCTGTACACGTTTCTAACTGACAAGACACAGGCGGAACTGAGAAAGGAATTTGATACGGTCGCCAAGGAGTATGCACTCGTCAAGATTGACGACTACTCCTACAACCACGCAGATGGCAGGCTCGCTCGGATATTCACGCATCTCCGCTAAGTCATTTAGAGCTGCCCGACCAAAGTAGCCTGCCTTTAACAACCTCAATCTTGCTGCCTTCGGCAAGATTATACGGGCCGCAGAGCAGATACTCTGCGCGCCCATCCTGAACATCCAGTTCGACCGGATCCCTGTCGGGCGGGCTACTTAAGCGGCGCCGCCAGGCAATGACCGGTTGATAGGGATCAACTTCAGCCTTGCCCCATGCGAAGCTCATTCCTTCGGGCCCAGATAACAGCTGCGCAGTGAGACCAGCCTTTCCGCTGTAGGCGCGGCTGTAACCTTCTTTGCTCTGGCACTTGCCGGAGAACTTCATGCGATCAATCTCAAGGCCGCCATCCAGAATGGCCACTTCCGCATCTGCCCCACAGATACCGCCATCGCCAATGGTGAAAAGGTCGTAAATAGTCAGCATGTAGCGTTGCGAGGTTTGCATGCCTAGCTCCAGCGGCCCTGCCGCGTCATATTGGTTGTTTTGCGTCTTTGTGCCTGAGGATCAGGCGCGTCCGGTTATGCCAAGGGCCGCCGTAGACGATGATCTCGGAAGGCCTGCCGTACATGTGGTGCAGCAGAAATGGCCCAGGGCCAAATGCGCCTGACTCTTCACCCGGTAGCGCCGGATCAGTGGCCAAGTAAACCCCGGCATGATTCGGGTGAGCCGTTCGCCCAATCGCCATAATTATCAAATCTCCGCGCTGCGGCTGATCGACCCGCAAAAAGCCCGACGCCTCATAATTGGCCTCATAAAGACTGGTGTTCTCCGCACTCTCCCACCAGCCATCTACGCGCTGGAATGCCTCGAACTCCAGCCCCCATTCACGCTTGTACCAATCTGCACAGACCTGCCAGCAGTCCCAGGCCCCATGAACAAACGGACGCTTGAGCAGCGGCGTGCTGCCCGTTGGCGTGATCGTGCGCATGTCGCCCTCCGGCCAGCTCAGAATGTGCCAAGGCAGGGCCGTGGCCTCGCACATGGCCAAGTCATGCGGTGACGGCCTGCTGGTTGCGTCCGGGTGGGAGTGAACGATGCCGATCACTTCGCCCACATCTTCCGCCGCGGCATAGTCCTCGGGGTCGAGCCGGAACTCTTCGCTTGGCTCCGTGGCGATGTTTCGGCACGGGAAATACATCTGCTTGCGACCGATGTCCAGCAGCAGGCCGCAACACTCCTTCGGATACTGGGCCGCCGCGTGCGCCTGGATAGCCGCAATGATGTGCTTGCGCATGGTCAGCTCCGGGCAATTAGAGACACGGCGGGGAATCCGCCGTGGGGAAGCTCTTCGTTTTCGCCGAAGCGCAACTTGCAGGACGACAGGCAGCCCTTGCACTGATCCTTGGCCGGGTCATCCGTGGGATTGTCTTCGTCATCAAACATCGCTGTCCCCGTGTAGTTACAGTCAGGGCCCCTGTATCCCCCGGTCATGGCCCAGTGGCAGAAAGTCGTCATTTGGCGCCCAGGCAAGCCGTGGTTGTCGATTTCGCCAGGCGAGGACAACTCCCACTGCACCTGTTCGCCATCTTCACCGGTTTTCTGGTCGATAAACCAGATTTCCAGGGCTTCTTGCGTCGGGTCGGCCGTGGGATTGCCTTCGGGGAAGTTCTCGGCATCCAGGTACTGCGCCAATGTCTCGCGCACGGTGAGCTTGAACTTGAGCAGGTCTTCAAAAGCCAGGCACAGCGCCGTCACCCGGCCACTGATGTTGCCTGCTATGAAAGTAGGTCGAGTAGCTGTGCCGTCGCTGTCAGAACCAATGCCCTCGATGTTCACGGGCCACGCAGCGTATTCGTTGCCCTGCCAGAAGATCGACTTGGCAGGCAGCTCTTCTTCGGAGTCTTGATAGGCCTGCAACTCATCCGGGGTATGTGGAATGGCATGCCCATGAAAGCGCAGGTAATCCGCGCCGTATTCAGTCCCGTCGATTTCGAACAGGCGAATTTCGCCGCCGGGTTCCAGTTTCTGGATGTCCGTGATTAATGCCATGTGAGGATTACCTTAGGGGTGAAACACTTGCTCGAAGGTGGCCGACAGGGAGTAGGTCAGCCCGCCACGGGATGAAGGCTTGTAACCGTTGCACTTGTAAAGACCCAGCTCGCCCAGTGGCGGCGTCCAGAGGAAGGCTTTCGCCCCTTGGTGCCGATCCAGAAACGCCATAATGGCCTTGATTCGGTCCTTGGGGCCGGTGTGCATAAACGGCCAGGACTGGGATTTGTTGTTGATCCCGTCCGTAGTCGTCTGCGCGTAGCCGTCGCCGAATTGCTTGGTGCGCACGCGCTGTTTGATCTCGCCTTCGCCCTTTTCGGTTTGCCAGGTGAATGTTTCGATTGCCATAAATCATCCTTTTACGTTTCGGCTGCTGACCCCGCCTTGGCGCCACGACTTGGCGATTTCCTCTCTGGCAACGACACGCATCCGGTCTTGCATGTTTCGCTGAAAAGCTTCGGTGTCGAGTTCAGCCCCTTCCGGGCGGCCTGACTCTTCGTTGGTCATCACCATCAAAGGCATGCTCAAGCTCAGGGAGATCCCTCCACCGCCACCAACCGCCATTACGCCCAGCTTGCCGCTAGCGGTACGGGTCAGCGGCATGATTGCCTCTTCCCCAGCTTCACCCATGACCCCGGTTTTGCCGTTGGCCATGCCGAACGCAGTCGGTTTGCTGACAATCGAATTGGTGAAAGCGCCGCCATCAGCAAACATCTGTACGCCCGCATCCCAAGCCCCGCCTTTGGCCTGCTGGATGCCTGACCAGCCGTCCATGATTTCAGGGCTGTATCCGGCCTGAGTAGATCCGGCGGATGCAGTACCGCCGCCGAAATATGCGCCAGCCGCCGAGACACCAACCCCTACCAGAGAACTTAGAATCCCCGAGGCTGCCTGCCGTGATGCAATGCGCGCCATATCGGCCAGGATCGATTTGGTGAAGTCCGCAAACGAAAGCTTCCCAGTCATAGCGAAGTTGACGACTGCATCTTCCATCGAGCTGAACGCGTTGCTGAACAGGCTTTTTGTTTGCCCTGCCACATCCCGGGCACTGTCCATGTAGTTCTGGAAAGCGGCAGTTGCCCCGTTGCGCCAATCACTTTGAGCGGCCGACATCTGCTCATAGTTACTGAGCGTGGTCTGCGCCAGATCGGATTCGCTTTTATTGATGGCTGCCAGCTTCTGGTTGTACTCGTCCGCACTCATGTTGCGCGCGGCGTCGGCTCTGTCCCGGGCCAGATCCAGGCGCTGCTGGTTAGCTTGGTCAGCAATGCCATTCAGCTCACCGTTGAGGGCGTTTTGACGGTCACCCTGACCAACGCCGAGCGCGGCCCGCTGCCCCGCCTGCTGCAACGCTTGATTCTGCCGACTCAGCGCATCGGTGTAGTTATTGATCGCCAAGGTTTGCTTTTTAAGGCGCCCCTCTTGATTGATTGCCAATACTTTTAACTGGCTGTCGGCGTCCTGCTGGGCCTTGACCATATCGGTGCGAGCATCGACGATCTTCTTGTCCAGTTCGACCGCTTGCGCGGCTGAAGTGGTCTTTCTGCCCTTGGCCGACTCAAGCGCTGCTATCTCGGCCTCATACGCCGCGGTGATTTCGTCTTTCTCATTGCCGATCAGGCCTGCGCGCTTCCAGCCGTACTCTTCCTGCGAAACCAAGCCAGCCTTCTGCAGTGCATCCAACTCCTTTTGAGCGTTGGTGTACTCGGCGAGGATTGTTTTGATAGCGTTTTGAGAGGCGTTGAATTCGGTCAGATCGACAGCGCCTACAGCTCCTTTGGGGGCTTTCGGGTCTTTATAGCGTGCATTGATATTGGAGATCTGCTGATCCACACGCGACCGTTCCAGCCGTGGATCGTTAGGGTCAGCGGCACGGAAAGAGGCGAGTTCCTGGTCCAGCTTTTTAAGCTCATCATCACGTTTTTGCTTGTTTGTACGAAATGACTTTTCTCTAACATCGAAAGCGATTTGAGAGTTAAGCGCTTTATCCTGAATAGCTTGGGCTAGCGCCTGCTCTTTCGCCTCTTTGTCCTGGGTATCGCGTAGCTTGGTAAGGGTCGCGAGTTCTTTCTCAGCAAACGCGAGTTTCTTAGCAGCATCCGTGTCATCAGGATCCGCCTTTACTGCGCTGCGCCCATAGGCAACCTGCTGCGTAAGTTCTGTAATCCTTTGTGAGGGAGCGGTCTGTCGACCGATGTTGTTAATCGCATCAAGTGACTTCTTTGCCTCATCAGTGATGCCCTTCCAGGCGCGCTCTATGTAGCCAAGGTTTTCGGTTATCTGGCTAGACCGAGAATTGACCGTATCGGCGTAGGTATCGGTCAGCAGTTTGGCCGCACCAATTTGATCGCCCTGCTCATTCAGCGCCACAATTTGGGAGTAAACAGAAGCTGTCAGGAAGTGGTACTGGTCATTGAGTTCTTTAGCAGCTGCGACCGGGTCTTTGGCAATTTTTACAAACTCGGCAATCGTTGCATCGACCGATCTCCCGGTCGCGTCCTCCATTGCGGCCGCTGCATCAGCAATCGTTCTGAAGCTTTCACCCGCGATAACGCCACTCCCCGCAAGTTTGGCGAGTGTGCTGGCAGCCTCGGATGTAGTCCCGTTGACCGCGCTCACCTGCAAAGCTAGCTCGGCAAGTCGTCCAGCAGTAGTACCTGCATAATTACCGGTCAGGATCAGCGACTTGTTGTACTCGTCAGCCTCCTGACTACCCTTGTTGTAGCCGTAAATCAAAACCCCAAGCCCTGCCGCGGCGGCAATTACCGCAACAGCCATTCCCATAATGCTAAGTGATGCACCGCTGACCGCAGGCCGAATCGCACCTACCGCTCGCTGGGCATTTTCAGCCGCTTCGGCGGCGGTGTTCGAGCTTTCTGCCAGATCGGAAAGGCTGTCGCCCGCCTCGCCTGCGCTTTCTGCCAAGTCTTGGGAGTTTGCCGCTGCGCCAGCCAGCGAAGCCCCTAAGTCAGCAACACCCTCTCCACCCGAGAACAGAGAGCGGAACTTGTCGCGCAATACCGTTAGGGTGTTATCAACCCCGCCGAACGAGTCTTTGATCTGACCGCCCTGCTGAATCAGCACCATCAGCGGGTTCTGACCGCCAGCCAGGCTGGCGAAGATGTCAGTGAATTGCGCAGGCAGTTGGCGCAGCGCTTGTTCGGTTTGCCTGGCACTGATGCCCGTTTTCGACAGACCATCGTCAAAACCGCTCAAGCTCTTGCGCGTGGAATCAATACGGGCCGAATAGTCCTTGAAGGTTTCAGCATCTATCAACCCGGTCTTGCGATATTGCTCCAGCTTGGCCTGCTGCTCATCGAGGCGCGCCAGTGCCGCAACAGCCGGGTTGATCTGACCCAGCAGCTTAGCCAAGCCATCAGCCTGCACGCCGGTAGCTGCCGCTGCCTGGCGGGTAGATTGCGCCTGCTGCTCAACTGTCCCAACCAAAGCATCTGCATCCGCCTTAAGCCGTCGATTGAGCGCCGCGAAATCTGTGGTTGTGGCCCGAGCCGCATCCATGGCGGCGGTACTGGTGTTCACACTGGAAGCCAGGCTCTTCAAATACTCGCTTGAGTCCAGAGAGGCCTTGGCCATTGCAAGCAGGCGAGCCTTGGCATCCTCCGTGGTTTCAGTCAGCTTGTTTTCAGCTCCCGACAAACCAGAAGCCGCCGCCGAGGCCTTGCCGAAACCCTCGCTGATGCCTTCTGCTGCTTTTTCGGCTTTTTCGCCTGCTTGAACGAGCTTTTCAAGCTCTGTACTGGCCTTGGTGACATCGCCGGTCTGGACGGCAATCCCAAGGCTCGCAATCTCACCACTCATGTCGTCATCCTTTGTTCATTTGCTCAGACATGACGAGCATGGCTTCGGCTTCCAAAACCCGAAGGTCAGGGAAGAGTTTGATCGTGTGTTTTTTGGTAAAGCCCGAGAGGCTGGCGGTGGCGTAGATCGCCGAATAATCAAGGCCGGTAGCCCCGCACGCGCCGGTACGCCATTGCGTCGACAGGGCTTCAAAAAGCCGGAATGCCTGCCAGTTATCTGGCCAGACTTCGACGGTGTCGTCGTAGTCTGTCGAGGTCAGACCGAACAGACTGAGCTGCTCGGATGACGCCGAAGGTTCGTACAGCGCGCGACCGACCTCGATCAGTTTCCCAGGCGTGCCGCTTCGAATGCACCCTGATAGGCTTTAACGATTGCATCCCCAGCGCCCGCTGACGTTTCCACCAGCGCCCGAATGGATTCCTGGCTGAGTTTGACGTCATAGCCCCAGCCAACAACCAAGGCTTCGACCTGGCTCACCTGGTGCTCGATATTGGCTTCCGTCAGAGCAACGATGGTCAGCTCGGCGCCCATTTCCTTGAAGCGCACCTCATCCGCCTTAAAAGCCTCCTGCCACGACAGGAACAATGCAGCCAAGACCTTGCGGTCTCGATACTTGAACTCGAAAGGTACCTTGTCGGGCTCAGCGCCAACGCGAGGGATTTCAACGGTGACCTTGAACGTGGGGTTTTGCTGAATTTTGAACTTGGCCATGAGTGCTCCTTACACCAGATAACGGGTCGGTTCGGCCTGCAAAGCCAGGTTAACGGTGCGAGTCAGCACGTTGTTGCGCGAGACCATCGGCTGCTTGGAAAACGAGGTATAGGCACCGTAGAAAATGGTGTCATTGCCGGGCAGGTTCAGGCGCGCAGCTTCCACCTTACGACCTGCGTCAGCGGCCTCCAGTACTTTCACGAATGGCTTGCCCGGGTCATCGGCAATGGTCAATGCCATGCTTGCTGCCGACTTGTCGGTTGGCGCTTGGCGACCTTGTTTGTCTTCCAGAAAAACCACGTCCGTGTACTGCTGCTCGCCGCCGGAAAACGCCACGTCGGTGATTTGCGGAATCTGCACCCACGTTTCGATTTTCTTGAGGGTGCCGCCACCGGAGCCCGCCGGGAAGCTTTGCGTGTCAGAGGTATCGATATCCTCAAGGGTGATGGACACCGCAGTCGCGGTTTTAACGCGTACGACACGACCATTGAGGGTGCTCCAGCCGGACTCAACCAGCAAGATATCGCCCACCTCCAAATCGGCGCCTGCGACTGTTGCCACGGCTTCAGTGGCGTTACTGATCGCAGTGAACGCCAGAGCAGCGGCATAGGTGGCGGCATGCTGGAATGTTCCGCCGTTGGGGAGTTTGTAGCCCATGGCTTTTACCTCTCTCAGAAATGACAAAACCCGCTCAAGGCGGGTTCGGGGGTTTGCCCAATGGGCGGGATTAGTTGGTGTCGGCGCGATACGAAAACGAAACGGGAACCATGTAAACGGAATCGCCCGTGATGCCTGGGCCCGGATCTACAGGCGACATGGTGATCACCGTAACTTCGTCCTTCGTGCTTCTGGCATAGAGCGCAAATAAGCTCGTCAGCTCAGACACGAGTGGATTGGTTTCGGTCTTACCGGTGCCCGCCGGGGCAATGATGCTTACCTGAAATACGCCGCTGTACAGCCGGTGATCACCGCCGAGGGTGTTGCTCGCGGTATCGCCCGGGATCGTGAACGCGCGAAGGTAAGTTTCCCCCGCCGCCGGTGTATAAGCCATGTTTTCAAAGACGATCTTCAGCTTCTGCGCCCTGGCAGCGTTCCAAGCGATGAGCTTTGCCTCGTAGATCGAGGCGATGATTGCGTGACTCATATCTGATTATTCCTAATGGCCTCCAGCACGATCTGCTGGAAGCGAGCCACGGTGACTCTGACCATGCCGCCGGGGGCCTGGTTGGAATGGCCGAACTCAAGCGGGATCGCATAGCCGAGGCTGTTGGTGATAAAGCAGGTATCGCCCGCTTTGAATTCAATAGCGCCGCCGACGATGCGGGCCATTGATTTAACGCCGCTGGGATCGACCTCTTCGGTCGTAGTGCTATCTGGTGTGCCAATGTTGAACATCCAGTTACCGCGGAACCTGCCGCCGACATAGCCAGCAGGCGCAGCAATATCCATTCCGTCATGCAGCTTGCGCCCTGGCTTGAGGGGTCCGGCCTTGTTCAAATTCTGCGGGTCACTGCGCAGAGCTGAATTGTGCTCGTCCACTGCCTTGTTGTATTGAGTGGCTACCGCGTTTTGAGCCCAGATCTCCGGGTTGCCCACGGGCGACATCTTGATCAGGCTATTACCGACTTCGATGATGATCTCGCGCACGCTTGCGTCGATCGCTTCATTGGCCTGAGCAGCGAATGCAGCCAAGCTCAGGGCGAAGCTGCCGGATTGCCCGGCGCCTGCCCGACTCACGACCGTACTGCCAGCTCATACAGGATCGGCGTGCCAGCGGGGTTAACCTCTTTCAGTGGCGGAACGATTGACCAGGTGCGCCCTTGGACGATCACCTTGTCGAGCAGGCCGGGCGCCCAAGCCAATCCCTGCGCGGCGATCTTGAGCTTCTTGTCGCCCTGCCGGATGAGGCTGTTGTTTTGGAATTCTTGGCCGGTGAAGTCGAGCAGGATGCCCTGGGCGATTTGTTCGACAGTGGCGCCAGGCACTTCGCCGCCTATCTCCGGGTCGTACTCACCCGACTCCGTCTTGCTGATGGTCACAGGTTGGCCGAACTCTGTAATCATCTCCAGAGCCATCACGGCCATTTCGTCGTAGAAGGCCATGGTGGCTCCAGATGTGAAAATCCCAGCTCGACGGCTGGGCTCCATTATTTTTCAGCTTTCGTCCCAAAGCTGGGACAGTTTTTTTCTACGACGAAGTAGCATCGCATCTGCGTAATGCGCGGCTTCATCTGCCAACACATCTCCGTCGGCCGGCTCTCTCGAAGCGATGGCGGTGATTGCAGCGGCTGCGTACAAATCCCAAGCTTCGATTTCCTTCTCGGTCACGCTTTTTCTTTCCGACATATTGGAGCTCCATGTGATGAGCTCCAACGCTAACACTATGCACGGACTGCAAACAGCCCGCGCTTTTGTAGGTAGTCGGCAAACTGCGTAGCGCTCGGCCGGTCCGGCGCCGCTGGCAACAGTCGGCCGCTGGCGTTGGAGATCGTCGCGTACTCGCGAGTCACCGCTCCTTCGACGCGCTCCAGCGTCACAGCCCCCTTGCGCTTGTCGATTGGGTCGATGTCGTCCTGATGGATCTCTGCGGCCAGAGCCATCTGCCCGTACTGAATCCGCGCAGGCAGGTAGTTGTTCGGCTTGATCTCATGATCCAGCAGCACTTCGCGGCGCGGCCAGGATAAGGCCTGCTCGCTGCTCATCTTGCGACCCTTCCAGGTCATGCCATCCATCACCAAGGCGGCGCGGCGAAGCAACGCCTCTTGCGCGGGAGCGCCCGCAGGGATAACCGCGCCGAATTTCACGGCATACAGAGCCAGGTCCTCGGCGCTCGCATAGCTTTCTGCATCAGGCTTACTGGTGCCGTCCTCGATGATGAGTGTCATGCGTCAACTCGCTGGAATGGTTTGTAGATTGGCCACCGGGTGACCGACAGCCAGCAGTATTACTCCTTGGTCAGCTCGGCGACGAGCTTTTCCAGGGATTCTTTGGAGGCGTTGCCCCGATACTGAATCTTGGCTTCGTCGAGCTTTGCTTTCAGCGCCGAGATTTCACCGGCCTCATCAGCTGGCGGCGTGAGAGCAGACTTCTTCAGCGCTTCAACCTCGGCGCGCAGCGCGTCGACAGTCAAGGCCAGGCCGTCACGTTCAGTGGTCAACTCACCAACCGAAGCATGAATGGTGCCCAGCACGTCAAACAGGCGTAACGCCAGTTCCCCAGACTCTGGACGGTGGATTTCGCCAGCCTCCAGGCCGTCGACCAGCAGAACCATTGCGCCACTCTCGTCTTGCAGAGCGGCAAGCAACTGAGACAGCTCTCCAGATGCCACCGCCTGCGTGCCGACAACAACAGCCGCTGGCAACTCGATCACCTTAACTTCAACGCCAGAATCTTCGTACGCCGCAACGATCTGTGGATAATCGCCAACCACCGTCACAGCCGTTGCGTCACGCTCAACGCTGCGGAACAACTCGGGGGCGCGGTAACGCTTGCCAGCCTCAAAGCCGTCAAGCTGGTTTGTATAAACGAGCTCCATCGGAATCTCCGTAGCAGCCATCTCTGGCCGCCTCCAGGGTTGAATGTCAGCCGCCGACTGGTGGCGTGGTGGTGAGGTTGATCATCACGCCTGCGGTGACCTTATTGCTGTCCGAGTGCTTGACCCAGTTCGCAGCAGAGCCGACGGCCGCCAGGGTTGGGTTGGTGCCGCCGGTGGTTTCCTTCCAGCTGTAACCCAACACATCGATGTTTACGGTACCCTCGGCGCGGTAACCGATAGCCAGGTTTTCCTCGTCGTTCACGTCGTAAGAACGGAAACCCGGGGCCTGGGACTCGGTGATCACCACGGCATTCGGCAGCAGGCCGAAGATCGCATCCACTGGCGCCTTGTCGGTCACCAGCACCGGCTTGCCCAGGGTCCCAGGCAGGCCGCCGTAGATCACGACGCCAGCTTCTTCGTAGACCTTGTTCGCGATCGCTTCATCAACGATGTCGAAATAGGCAGACGAGTGCATGACCCACAGCGCAATGCGGCCGAACTTGTCGCCGAATTTGCGCATGCCACGGGTCAGGGTCTTCTTGCCGTCGGTTTCGATGTTGGCAGACACCACCATTGCGGCGTTGGAACCGATGGCAGCCTTGAGCGCGCCGGTGGCGTACTCAATGAAGCCTTCGATGGTAGCGTCAGCGACGTCGGCGCCGATGATTTGGGAGAACTCATCTACCGCACGACCGCGACGCTTGAAAGCCTCTTCGGTGGTCTGGTACGGGCCGTATTTCCACGGAGCTTTGACGCCTACAGCTTCGCCAGCGCCGATTTTCTTGGCGGTGACCTTGCCCTCGGAGTTGACATCGCGGTGTTCCAGGCCGCCGCCGAGCTTGTAGAACGCACGCTTGCGGAAGTCGCCTTGGATCAGTTCGTTGTCGAGGACGATTGCGCCGTTGGACGAAGCGTTAAACACGTCCAAGTTGTCCTGAATGCGCTCCAGGTATGCAGTTTGCGCCTCATCGTTGTAGATGATCAGGTCGCTGTTGACAGTTGTAGCCATGGGTATTTCCCCTTACTTGGGCAATGCGAGATATGCGGTTTGGCCGTGCTTGCGCTGGAAATCGCGCTTCTGCTCGGAGGTCATTTCGGAGCGCTTGGATGCAGCCTGGCCGCCGCCCCCGCCCGGGGCATGTGTCCCTGAAGCCCTTGGCCACAGGTGGGGTGCGCTTTCGCGCAGAGACTCGGCCCATTCGAGCGGAGTCAGAGGGGTCTTGCCGTCTTTGCCGAGGATGGTCTGGCCATGCTCATCGACAGCGACCGCTTCGCCCTCTTCGTTCAGAGAGAACACGCCTTTGGCGCGCAAGATGATGTCGTCGGTGGCTTCCGGCAGTGCGCCGGCCTTCAGTGCTGCACCACGCACCGAGTCGCCCAGGACTTTGCCCTGGAACTTGGCGGCGAAGGCTTCAGCCTTCTCAGCGCGTTCGCTGATAGTCTTCAACTGCTTGTCGTAGTCACCACGTAGGCGCTCGGTGCGTCGATTGAACACCTCGTCCACCTTACCCTCGGTCAGCAGCTTGGTTTCTTCATCCTGGCCCGCTCGACTGAGCAAGCCTTTGACGGCGTCGATGTCGATGCCTTCAAACTGGGTTTCGAACTGGGTCAGCTTGGTGGAGGTGTCCTTCAGCTTGCCCAGCAGCTCCGAGTTCTTGGTTTTCAATCCGGAAACGGATGCTTCAACGGCAGTCGCGATAGCGGCCTTGATTGCCGGGTTTTCCAGGTCGATTTCGTTTTCTTCTGCCACGGTGATGCACCCCTTGGGTATGTTTTGCCCGCTTTGCAGGCGTAAAAAAGCCCCGGATATACCGAGGCTGTCATTCAGGCTGGCCCAAACTGGTTATTGCTGGGCCCACTCTTTCGGTCCATTGATCCGTATGCATTTAATGCTCAGCGCCAGGTCAAGCTGCACCCACCCGAAACCGGATGCTTCAGCTGCGTCTCTGACCTTCTGTATCAGTTCGTCTGGGTATTCCAGTGCACAATCGTCCACCGGGAGATCTCCCGTAATCCAAAGTGTCCCTGACATTGCTCGAAGACTGTTGATAGTCAGTTCAATTGCAAGCCTGGTGCTTCGTTCTAATGCGGTTTCCATGTGTGTTGCCCTTCGTTTGATAGTTCATCAGAAGGCTACCACCTAAAAAACACGCCACTTTGGCGGGGTTTGCATGGTTTTTTTAGATTCCCGCACGCTCGAACGCCAGCGGCTCCAACCCTTTCATCTGCACCAGAGTCAACGGCGCAAAGTTGCGATCAAGCTGCAGTTCGGTGAAGCGCTCGACGGTCAGCCCGCTCTCCCGGAACAGCCTGGCCCGGACTGGGCCGATAGCAACGTCCTGGAACGCAGCCGGCTGCTGCTGGAGCCAGTGGTAATAATCGAGGTCGGCATTTACCTGCTGGCCGCCATTGGCGCCTACTGAGGCACGGGTAGCGCCCTTGGCGAACATGGCACTGAGCTTGGTCAGTAGGATGAAGGTGGTGCGGCAGTTCGGGTGAAACGGCGGCCTTGGCCCGGAATCCACCGGAAACTTGCGCTTATCCATCGAGCGGCATTGCTGGCTGGTCTTGCTGTCCAGCGTGGCCACCATCTGGATCTCTTCAACGATATCCGTGTTGGCCTTGGCCACTTCCATGCGGGCCTGGGACGACACATGCTGAATCGCGGTGTGCACAACCGTGCTGGCATTGCGGTTGGTGGTGGCCAGGATGCCGTCTTTGTACCCTGCCGCCTTGGTGCCACGAATGTTGCGGATGATTTGGAAGTTCGTCTGGCCTTCGAAAAAGCCTTGCCGGATAGTGCCGGTGACACGCTCTCGCTCGGCGCCGGTCCAGCCCTTGATGAAGGCTTTCAACAGCTTGCCGCCACCGGTACCGCGCACACTGAGGGGGGTGGTCAACACCGCGGTGCGGATAGCCACTGCCGTCGGCGCGACCACATCCAGCGCGACGCCCACCGGCGCTGACCGGACCAGACTCGACGCCTCGAACTCGGCCTCGTAATTGGCGATATCGATCAGGTCGAGGTTCAGTTGCAGGCTGTAGCGGTCGAAGATACCCAGCAGCAGGCTGTCGACCTCCTTCAGCAACGCCTCCAGGCGCTTCGTGTTGTATTCGGTCAGATCCGACTGGGTAAGCCGGTCGCGGATTGAGCGGTCGATCTCCTTCAGGAAGGGAGCGAACTTGCCGACCTCACCTGCCTTCAGCTTTTCGAGGAAGACCGCGTGCCGAATCGTGGCGTCAAGGACTGCTTGATTTGCCGCCATCTAATTTGTCCTCATCGTCTAGGCCCAGGCCGTCGCCCTGCTCTTCCAGTTCGCCGTCGATTTGCTGGTCAGTGCGCTCTGGTGCGATTAACCCCAACTTACGCAAATACGAACGCAGGTCAGCCTTGGCGAAACCGCCGTTCTGCCACAGCCCAACAAGGGCAGTGATCATCTGCGGATCAGCTGTCAGCTCTACGAATTCCTGATTGATCTGGTACGCGACCTTGTCAGTCATGCCCATGTAAGCGCCGCACCACATGATGGCCCGGGTATACGCCTCGCTGACGTTTGCCACACACCCCGCAAGTACTGAAGTAGATGCTGACTGGTCGCCGCGGGCCTCGGTGGCGGTCTTGGACGATACCGAAGCCACCACCATACGAGCGCCCAGCTCAATCATCATCTGGTTTTTGTCTGCCATGGCCTCTTTGACCAAGGTGTTTGGCAACGGCTGCGCGTAAGCGAAAGAACCGCCCGCCGGAAGCAACATAGGCGCCCGGGAGCCGACATAAATGCCGTTCTTCTCCATGTGATCGCGCCACTGCTCATCAAGGCCTGAGATATAGGGCTGGGCCTGGCCGCACCAGAACACGCTGTCCTCATAGTCGGCACTGTTTCGATAGTGGCCAAGGTTGATCATGGCGATGTCGTACAAGGGCGACTCATCGATGGTCGGATCGTTGTTCTGCGCGCCGACAAAGGTAAACGGGATCTCTTTGAGGCGGCCACCTGTGCCTGTGGGCGCAAAAGCCTCGACTACCTCCAATGGCCCGCCACCTCTGGGCCCAGACCTGCACCAGACACGGCAAACAAAACCCTCCGGCTCCAACGCCAACTCCCGATATTGCTCGACCACTTTGAAGCCGAAGCCGTCTTCAATTTCTGGCGCCTCGCGCAGAACTACCATCGTCAGCACGTTATGGCCGTTAACCATCCCGGTGCGCCAGTTGATGATGTCTTCCGCGCAGTAGGAAAGGATCACCGAGTGCCCGCCCACGCCTTCATCTTGGTGATAGTCGACATAGAGACCGTGACGCCCGGCCTCAAGCACCTTTTCCAACGTGCCTTGCGAGTGCTGATAGATGCTGACGCCAGAACCGTTGGCATTGTCTTGCAGGTACTCCAACTTCTTCGGCACAGTCAGCGTCGGGTCTTTGTGGAATGCCAGGCCAAGCAAACCGTTCCGAGTGTGACCGGTGGCATTCTTGAACACCGCCCGTTCACGGTAAGCCTTGTTGCGATCAGCGTTTTCTGGGGATTTGTCGTGCGAGTTGATATAAGGCAGCCGGGAGACAACACGATGCTGGCCGGCGCAAACATCGCGCACGGTGGCCCAGCGATCCAGCACTTCGGTGTAGTCAGCCCGCTTGTAGGAGACGTCGTTGCTCATCGGGCGAATCCCATTTTGATAGAGGTGACAACCGTTTTGATTGGGTAACGCTTGGCGATGAAGTAGCCCGCAGCGTCGTTCATATGGTCATGGCCCTTCTTAGGGTCTTTGTCAGGCTCTCCCTTGTCGGTATAAGTCTGACGCTCTAGGCACAAGGTGAGCTGCGGGCACTGATCGACATTGACCTTTAAGCGGCGCTCACCGTAGGTGTTCAGGAACATGGCGTTGACCGCATTCACACGGTCTTTAACCCCAGGATTTGTCGAATCAACAATGACTGAAAACCCGGCCTTCTTAAGCAGCGACAAATCTGACTCACTGGCGTTCTTACTACTGGTGTTCTGGCCACTAGCATCTGGGTAAACGGCAATGTTGTGTCCCGAGAAGCGAACCTTGATCTTTTCGATCATCTCCGGCGTGTCACGCACAGCGTGGAACTCATCCAGAGCCAACGGCAGATCGTCGCGAACCACGTAGACCACGGCGCTCATTTTCATGACGTTGAAGTCCATGCCAATGTGCAAAGCCTCGCCCGGCTTGATCCGCTCGCTGGTGCGACATTCAGCACGATTGAACGTGTAGTAAACGACGCCAGCGTAATTCTCAAAACCGGCCTCGTACTCTTGCCGAAACGTCCGAGGGTCCATCTTGCGGCGGGCCGCATCCAGCTCTTCAGGAGGAACATTGCCTCCCTGTAATGACGTGTACTGCCAGCTCTTGTGGTCAGGTTCGCCGCCTGGTTTGCCGTCCAGATACGTGTCGTAGCAGTGATTGAAGCCCTTAGGTGTGCCAATCCGCAGCGCATGGCCGCCCTTGCGCACTCCGATACCCGGAATCGTGTATTGGCAGGTCGAGAGCATCGGCCGCAGCACTTCTTCCCACGCGGCCCACGGGCAGTCCGCCCATTCATCCACCAGGACAAAGAACAGACCTGAACCCCTTAGGTTGTCGTAATTATCGAGTCCCACCACGCGCATGACATGGCCAGACTTGAGCGTGATCGAGCACTCCGTCTCGTTCGGGCGGTGCGCGCGCCATGCTTCGGGGATTGCCTGCTTAAGGCGCCGCCAGAACACGCGTTTCGCCTGTTTAAAGGTCGGCGCGCCGTACCAGATCTCATCCTCGACGCTTACACCCCACTCGGCCGCTAGACGAGCAGCACGGCGCATCTCGGCCTTGCCCAAGAATGTCTTACCGAACCGGCGCCCACACACCGCGTCGCGAAAGCGCGCCTCAGGCTGGAAGCCCCAGCAATAAATGTTCGCCTGCTTGGGCGTCAGCTTGACCGGAGGATCAAAGGTGCGGGGAAGTCGGGACATGCTCATCAGGCTCCAGCGTGTACTCAGCAATGGCGTGCTGCTGGTCCGCGTGGGAGCCAAGAGGCTTTTCAGGTTCAAGGCGGCGATTTACGTACACGTCGCCGACTTCCTTGGCGGCCTGCTCCAGTAGCTGAGCAGTCAGCGCCATGTTCTTCATGTTCTCGGCCTTCTCGGCCATACGACCAAGAGCGCGCAGTCGATAGGCACGGTTGGCGATCGGGATCTCTACCGTCTCTTCACGGAAGCGCTTGCGGGCATCGTGAAACATTTCCACCCAGCGCTTGGCCAGGGTCTTGCTGCATCGCTTCGTAGGGTCGTGCGATTCCACCTGTTGGCGGCTCACTTCGACACTGAATTCACGCTTGACGGCCTCGGCCACCTGGGAGGGTGTATCGAAGCAGGCGAGTGCCTGAACGATAAAGGCCTTCACCTCGCTGCTCAGGGCTGCCATAGGTTTGGATTCCGTCTATTGCTGTCTAACCTCAGGCCGACTTGAGCAGACAGGTTCCGCAGGCCCTCGATATGTTCAATTTACCCACCTCGGCGGGCTTGTTTGCAGCATCCACCATCGCTTGAACATCAGGGCTTGCGCCATAGCGGCGGACAACACCAACGAACTCTTCCACGTCGTGGCCCTGCAGCTTGATCTTCGGTGCACCGTCTTGGGTGAATGCTGGTTGACCGTACTTGTCGGTCGCGTGAGCTAGGTGATAAAGCTCGTGTTCGATCAGGGCGCAGAACTCAAGGTCGCTGCACTGGGCGCAGTAGTCGGCAGCCAGCGTGATGATGAAGGCCGGCACATCGCCGAACCAATCACGCATCTGTTGCTCCATCCGGGATTTCTGCCAACCACCTGCACGGAACGCTACCTGCTCGGCCTGGCCCAGGACTGTGCGCCCCTGTTTGGCGAAGCTCGACGATGCCCACATCACCCGAATGTCTGCATCCAAGAGATGTGCATGGTCTTCGTTGTGAATGCTGCCGGTGTCGGCGAGGATCTGGACTTGGAGCCATTCCCATACCTCGGGGGCGGGCGTCAGGCGAATACCGAAGTCGGATAGCTTGGACAGCTTAACTAGTGATGCAGGAGGGAACGGTCTGTCCATGAGCCACCTACAGCTTGAAATGATTGCAGGCGTCTAGGCTCATTCCGCACGCCGAGCGGTACGGGAACCGAGACCATGGCTTCTCGATGAGTTTCTCGGTCACAAGCAAATTCGAGACATAAAAAACCCCAGTCGACTAAACGTCGGCCGGGGTCTGTTGGTCGCGCGGACGAAAAATGACGCTAAACCGGTGGGCGATTAAGCTACCCGAATGCTAGGTGCTGGAAGGTTATTGACGTACAGGGCCGTTAACGCGTTTGCCAAAAATGTCACACCGGAAACAACAATTAATTTACCCATACACACACTCCCTTTAAGTCCAGGTTTTTGATCATTAGAAGAGATTTTTACTTGAATGCACCACAAAATCAGAATAACTATTCCAAAAAATGCGGCCCCTTTTAACGTCAACGTACCCACAGCCCCGCTCACTCCTGTGAGGAGCAACTGTTCACCGCTTCCCAATAAGGCAGAAGCGGCAGGTGGCATTATGATATCTGACTAAATCAGAACACGTCAATTGGCTGCTACCTCATGACTTTCACGCTCAAGAAGGTCGCGTGCCTATCCAGGGTCCTTGGGATTCTTCACGATTTCGGTGTCGCTCACGCCTTGGCGCTCAGCGATAGTTCTGATGGAAAGCGAACCAGCCCAGTAGGCACGTTCGATTGCCTCCCAGCCGGGTTGCTTTGTCATATTACGGCCCTGCATACATGGTTATGATGCCGCTCCGCTTCCGGAACGATTCATAGAGCGATATCAATAGGAGTTGTAAGTATGAAATGTATGGATTTCTGCGTGTCGCAGTATGAACAGAGCAATTCTGCAGGCGCCAATGGCATCGCCTGTAATGAAGAAAACGTGAAAAAAATGCTGGAGCTTGCTCTGCGGGTCTTCAACACCGCTGGGGCTACCTTCCCAGCTCTCGAGCATCTGATAATGAGCAAAGATGGCGCTTTCGATAAAGCGAACCCGTCAGATGTCTTGGCCTTAACCTTTGACGCTCTTACATCTGAAAACCGCAACTCTGCGCTCTGGTACGAGAACAATGGAGAGTCCATCCGATCCGAACTGCTGTCTACGCTCGGCACAATGATGAACGGCCCCTACGCTCTTGCTCCGGATCCCAAAAACAGTGTTACCGCAAAAACCTACGAAGCTGCCAAGTTAGAGCTAGTTGAGCTTCTGGCCAAGCGGTACCGCTCTATCGGTGGCTTCTGACCTTGTAAGCCTTCAGGAAATATCTTCCAGATCCCGCTCACCCAGCCTGCATCGGGTGAGCTCCTGCCGCAGTAGATATCCCGCTTCATCGCTGCCGTCACTGCCGTCACTGCCCCATCTGCACTTGCCCCCATATCCATCGCCACCAGCGCATAGGCCGAACCGCTGTCAATGGCATCAGGGTTTGCCGGGGCGAGCAATGGTGGTCATGCCTTCACCATGTTGTGGGTCTGTGCGTGGGCGTGCCCGTGCAGCTCAGCGACGACCAAGCCCTGAGGCAGGCCGGCCGCCTTGGCAACGTCGATGGCCTTGGCGATCGCGCTATCCAGTTCGGTCAATGCCTTGTTGCTGTCCTGGCTGAGCGGCAGCGCGTGGCGCAGGCGAGTTACGTCGCCCATCAGCTAAAAGGGTCAGCGGGTTTGGCGATCGAGCGAACGAACCACATGAAGCCCTGCTGTAAGTTGGTCTTGGCCAACGCCAGCAGACGCGGATCAACGCCTTGGATCTGGCCGATCTGCTTGAACAGTTCGCCGGTATCGGCTTCCAGAGCCTTGATCGAGTTCATGCCATCGATTTCTGACTGGGTCAGGTCGCGGTAGCCGGTGATCTTCTTGTGCTGGTTATCCATACCGCTCTCCTCGTCGCGTGTCGCGACACAATTTGCTGATTCACGAAACGTGTCGCGACTTACTTGGTTCGACGCTCAATCCCGCCAGGCGCCTTGTCACAGCGCAGGCAATGTTCACAGTTCAGCGCTCGGCACAGCCAGGCTTTCACCCGCTGCCACCAGATGACCATGAAGATGTGGCGCATGCCGGCCAGCGCCAGAGCAACGTGTAGCGTGATCCCGGTCGTGGTCGGCCCCATCATGAAAATATTCTGCTCCCGGCTCATCACGACGAAGCCGCTGATGGCTATCGCCGAATAGATCAGCTTGCCGATGACGCCGTCCCGCACTCGACCGCTCAGAACACACCAGGTTGCCCATAAGGCAATCAAGCCGCAGGCGATGGAGTTCGTCAGTTCGATGTTCATGGTGGGTTGCCTCCCCCGAACCGCTGGCGTATGAGCGCCCAGAGGTCAGCGGCTTTGATGGCTCGATTGATTGCTGCTAGGAGCGAGCCGCCGAAGGTGCCCAGCAGAAAGCCGATGCCGGCGACGATGCTCGGCTCAGTTACTCCCAGGTAAGCGCTCACCATTCCTGTTAGGTACAGCGAGCAGGAAACCCCGGTGATCAAGAAGATCATCCAGGCGCGCCAATCGATCAGGTCGTCTTTGTGCCACCAGCTAGCAACGATCACTCCAAATAGACCCGCTATCAGGAGGTCGAGCCTGTCGAGCAGGCGGTGCAGGTAATCCATGCGCTCGACTCCGTGGGCATGATTAATAAATGATCCGGGGCAAGCAGAGCTTGGATCTTTAGGTCAAAAGCGTCGCAACCCAAATATGAATGAATTATGAGCGCTGCAGATTGTCGGACAATTAAAGAGCCTAAGACGTCAAAAGAAGCCATCCGCCGTCATCAGCTGGAACTGGAACCGACATGAGTCAAGAACACATTTTCACCATTGAATACAAACTTCATGGTGCTCCCAAAAAACTCTTAATTCGGGCATTGCACCTGACTGATGAAGATGCGTGGCAATGGGCAGGCTGTGATGCCGGTGCAGTGCCCATACCCAAGCCTGGGAAGCCTCCACTCAAGCTATTCTCAAAGCCTATGGCTGAAAGACTCGGTATTACCGAGGTGCATTGGCGCGGCCCTGGATCTGTCCACGGGAGCAAACCACATGAACACAGCTAGATTTAGATTCGCTAAGAATGAATATTGGGAGGCGCAGATCACTCTCAATGCCAGTCTCTTTTTCGAAGCTGATAGGCTCGAGGCTGCTGCCTACGTGATCATCGCCGATGGTTTTGATAGCCCTGAGGTTTGGAAGCGATTTACAGAAGCCAAAAAAGCCGCTGAAGAGAAGCGTCAAGTGGCGTGGCTGGATTGGATACGCATTCAACAAGCGTGGAAAGAATAACGTTAGCAGCCCTGTGTTGCTTCTCCTTACAAACCTCAGAGGTTAGGGTGCGCAGGATATGGGTGCTTGTCCGTAGCACTGCACAACCGGCTTATCAGTGTCCAGACGTCCCGAAGGCTACTCTGGCTGCAGTGGATCCGTTTTCTTTGGGCAATAAAAAACCCGACGCAATGGCCGGGTTTTCAGAGCAAGTTGCCATAGGCAAAATGCTAACTATGGGCAAATCATGCCGCTAGCCGGGCGGGAAGTCAAGCAGCCTCTTTCATCTTGTAAATTACTCCGCCGATTGGGCTAAGTGCCTGGGCGTCAATGTCATAGCAAGCGTCAAAGCAAAGCTGTACAAATGGCTCCCAATCTCGCCCCCAGCGATCCGAAACCAGCCCTACCCCGTATTCCCCTTTCAGCCACGCCCGGAACACCTCGGGCTTTACCAGCGGATCGGGGTTTGAGGACTGGCCACCCTGGTGCATGTAGCGATAACGGCGGAACACACCCTTGGCCACATACTCGGCACGCTCCCGTTTGCTGGCCGTCATCCGCTCGACACGGGAACAGGCCAGGTTGAACACGGCATCTTCTGCCGTTTCCCGGTCGTCATCGGTCGGCTCTGCTGCGTACATGGCGTTGCCGAAAGCGCGGAGTTGAGAGTGCAGGCGCGCAATTGCCGACTGAATCTGGCCGGCCAATGCACCGTGCACCGCGTGGTCAGCCGTTGGGCCGCGCTCTGTTTTCTGTACGACAACACCCAGCACGGCAGTATCAGAGGCTTGGCCAGGGGCGGGGTTGTAGTTGCAGTCATGCCACGCCTGACGCGCCGAATTGATCTTCATGCCGCCGCCCTCTTCAGTTCTCTGGTCTTTGCCCGGTAATCAGCCTTGATGGCCTTGATCTCATCGATGGTGTACTTGCAGGCCGGATGAGGCCCTTCCAGCCAATTAACTTTGTCCACCCCGATGCGGCGCACCAGGCGGATGCGGTACTCCACCGCGTTACCGGATAGGTTGCGATTGCACTTCACGCACTGACGGTGGATGTTCAGAGGCTCAAATCGCAGCTCAGGGTAGGCACCCACAGATCGGTAATGCCCAGCATCCCAACGGCTGCCGGTCATAAGGTCGTTATCGTTCGGCGTCGAATCGCAACTGATGCACGGCAGATGCGCATCGCGCAGGCGTATGAACTCGTTCACGGCAGCTTGGGCTTCGCGCAGGTGATCCGCCCTGCTCTTTAGGTTCTCCTTGCGAACTTTGATCTCACGGCGCTCTACCTGTGCCAGCGACTTGCGCGCCCGCTCCAGGTTCTTCGGGGCATCCAGAATCGCGCAGGCTGGACTGCATACGGCTTGGCCCAAGCGTGCAGGAACGAATGAAGCCCAGCACGTAGCAACTCGGCATTTCTTAAGCTTGGCCGGCTTCCTTTCGATGACCATTTAATAGCGCCCTCCCCAATTATCCTTCTGCGTCCACCGCACCTGGTGCTCCGCGCCGAAAGCAAATACCCACTCGATCAACTCGGCGCACTGCTTTACGGTGAGCTTGCTGGTGCGCTCGTAGATGACGTCGAAGCCGTTGCCGTCTACCGCTGGGATCATCTGCGGCTTATCGCCCGTCTCGCGCAGCCAAGCGGCCGTCAGTAGGCGCTTCCAGATCAGGACATCCCACTTCTTCCCGGCGTGTTCGACCTGAGCGGCAATATCGGCCAGAGCTGCGTGTAAGGCTTTGTTCTGTTCGCCACTACGATCCACGTCGGTGATGGCCAACTTCTTGGGCTTTGCCAAGTCCAGCCCGGCGATGTAGCCCATAGCCCTGTTGCGGTCTGATTCGTTGCGGATCTGGAGGCTAGTCATGGCCTGGCTCCAGACTTCTTGATCACCTTCCCTTCCGCCTCAAGCTGACGCATGGTCGAGCGCAAGGTATTGAGGTCGTAGCTACGGATCAGAGCCCACAGGCCTTTGTTGGCACTGCGCGCGCAGATGTAGGACAGAACGAACAAGACCAAAGCCAGCAGAGCAACGGCAGCACACACCATCACGCCATAGCCCAACCACAAAGCGATTGATTCCAGAGTCATGACTGCACTCCCTTGCCCATGGCGGCGAGCTTACGGCGGATGCGTGCTGTCGGCCCTTCGGGGCTTGGCCCTATAAACTCTTCTGGTGTTGGCGGTACGTGCTCTCCAGCGATTATTTTCAAACGACGAATCTCGGCGCACAGTTCATGGTGAGACCGGACCAGCTCCAGCGCCCCCTGCCCATGGCAGAAGCTCAATAAGCGATAGGATTCAGAATGCTTGCGCAGCCACTCCACCTCAGCCTTCAACCCCGCATTAACCTGCTCGTAGGCCTCGTAGCCAGTTTTGAGCCCAACGTTCTCGGCGCGGTACCTCTCTATGCTCACTTCCTGTCGGCGGATACGTGATGCGGCCGCGAGCAGAACGATGGCAAACGGATCGCTCTCACCATGATCCGAATTGTCTTGAAAAGACTGGGCGTTATCGACCAACTCCTTAATCAAGTCTTCCGCCAGCCAGTCATGCGGACCTTTCAGCGACTCGTTCTCGGCGATCAGGGCCAGGATGACTTCAGGCGATGCCGCTTCATTAAAGCGGTCGTTCGCCAAGCTCAAAGCATCGCCAATCTCATTGTCCTGCGGACTTTCGTTGAATAGATCGTTCGCAGCGGTCAATTCGACGGCTAGCCGCTTCAGTTCAGAGTGATCATCCACGGCGCACACCTCGCATTTTCAAAGCAGAACGCTCGGCACAAGTGATGCACTCCTGAACACCGGGAACAGCCAGACGGCGCCCTTCTGAAATCACTTCGCCACACTCGCACTCATGAGCACTTTCGCCGCGGTAAACCACGCGAGCAGCAAGGGCTGAAGCCAGTTCTTTTTCAATACGTTCATCTGCAAAATCGACATCATCGGCCACGGGCGGCCTCCTTGGAATGGATGGCAGCCGACTGGCTGATCAAATTGGTTCTACGAAGGTCAAGTTCGGCCAGAACTCTGCAGCGCTCAGTCTCTCGGGCATCAGCTTTCTGTTGACGCTTCAATGCTAAATCGACGCGTATTTCATCAAGCTTGGCGCGGACTATTTCAGAAGGCTGACAAGGAGTGCCTGTCAGCAATCCAGCAACAGCGCGCCCGTCCTCGGTGATGGGTTCATGCGTCAGGTCAGCCAAGAGCAGGCAGCCTCGCTCTTGCGAAACTCGCTGCATTTGAACAGCGGCGTTAACAGCCTCGATTCGACGGTTTAGATCAAAGCCCACAGATACGCGCCATTGGACTGGCTTGACTTCGGTACGAGCTTTCACGACCAAACGCTCGTAAGCACTGATGAACGCCATCCGCGCACCCACTTTGTCGCCAGCATTCAAAACTGGCCGGGCAGCGCTCAAAGCCAACTGAATTTCTTCAGTCATCACCACCGTGTCGAACTCGTCACTGGATGCTAGAGCGATTGACCAAGCCTCATCCTTACCCGGACGACCATCAACGGCCTGCACACGCTGGAGAATTGAGTCCGTTGTCAGCTTTCCGCCACCACGACGGCAAGACTTGAGCGCAGCCGATACCACCGTCGCCGGGTAATCGGCCAAATCGTCAGCAATCAGCTCGGCGGCATCGGGGCTCAGCGATTGCCCCATTGCTTCTGCAGTAGCACAAACGGCCAAGGCCAAGCGCGCAATTTGGTCAGGTGCCATGCGCTCAAAGGAATTCATTCGGCTGCCCCCCTGCACGCTGCATGATCCGCTGCGCCGCTTCCATTCCTGCAGCGCGATTAGCTTGCTTGCGCTCGATCTGCTGGGCAGTGGTTGAGTTCATCTGGCGGTTCGTAACCCACTGGGTGTGGTAACTCTCGGCGTTGACCAGCAATTCGTTGAGGCTATGGCATTTGCGCACGACGCCGACATCGCTGTTTTTCAGGTAATGGGCAGCGACGTGGTGGGCGACATCAGCTCCGAGGCGATCCACAAGCTGGCCCAGCTGGCCACCAGCCTTGGCATTCCAGACTGGCCAAGTGTTGTAACGCTTGCGGTAGGCCATGGCGTAGTTGGCCCAGGCCTTGAACGTTTTGCAGGCCTGGTCTTTGGGGCCTGGCATGTCAGCAGGAATCTCAACCCGTGGCGCTTCAGCGTGATCAATTACCAGCGTCAGAGCGCGGCGGCTCGGCTTGCCCGATCCGTCCTGCAAATCCTGATTACTGGTTACCTGATTGGTAACCTGATTGGTAACCTGATTATTGGTAACCTGATTTGTCGGAGATTTTTCCGACCCTGGCTCGGATTTTTTTCCGACCATGCTCGGAGATTTATCCGAGGTAGATCGGATTTTTTTCCGACCATCAAGAGCATCTGAGGTCGGATATTTTTCCGACCCATCAATCTTCCGATTCCACTCTTTGGCTTTCTCGGTCAGACGAATCAGAGTGATGCTGGAAGTGCTGGAAAGCTCAATCAGACCAGCATCGCGTAGGGCCTTCAGAAGGCGGTACGCGGTGTCCGGCTTGTCGGTCAGCAATGGCAACTCTTCAACGATCTTGGCCTTGCTCAGCGCAAAGTAGATCCCGCTGTCAGTCTTGATTGGATTGGCCCAACTTGGACACTCGTAGACGAAGGCGAACAGCAGGGCTTGCTGAGAGTTCAGCCCCCACTCTTGCGCCTTCACCTGGTTGATCGTGACGGTATATTGCATGTCAGGCCTTCCCGACCAGTGCAGCCAATTCAAGGAAGCGATCCACATACCAATGAGGCTGGGTCTCGCGCGGGCATTGCGGGCTTGTCAGGTTCTTTCCGTACTTCAGGCCTTTATCGGTAACACCCCAGAACTCCACGGTTTCGCGCTTTGAGTTATCGCGTGTCATGGTTTTCAGGAAGCCGTGAGCAGCCAATGCTCTATTGAAAGCCGCGGCTGTGCTGCTGATGCCATTTTCTTTAATCAGCGCGGTAACGGCCTTGGTCGGCATGGAGCTGCCGCCAGTTGCGTCTGAGGCAGCATCAATGGCATAGCCCGGAAGAAACTTGGCGTCGAGCCCATTGTTTGCGGCGATCTGAGCCAACATCATCATTTTGCTGGAGGGCGCTGGCTTCAGCAGACGGTCAAAGCACTCAAGGATTGCCAGCTCGCCAACGATCTTCGGGTTACTTGGTAGCGAACGTGCGCGCTCGCGATCCTCAAGAGCCGTCATGCGATCAAAGACAAGCGCTTGAAGCTCATAGCTGTAAGACATTGCAATAAGGCAGGCTTCGCGCTTGGGGAAGATGAAGCACTTTTGAATGCGACTACGAGTATCGAGGTAATCGGCTGAAAATTTAGCCGATTGATCCGCGCCGAGAACACGCGGAACCTTTGCGATCAAGTTCTTGTGCGTCAGGGTAGGTTCGCTCTTATCGCGCTTCGAATTGATGAAGTCGACCAGCTCTAGACTGGACATAGAAACACCCCGCGCCACGTTTTCAGATTGCGAAAAACGTGGCGCTAGATTGTTGGTGCTATTGCTTGTATTAAGCGAGCTGTGCATAATTGGCCTCACAGTGTTTCTGTATATGCAGTTGGAAAAGCCGGGATTGCGCCCCGGCTTTTTTGTGCCTGCAATTTGGTGTTGAGGGTGAATTGGGTGTCCGGCGCATCCGTGGTAGCTTTTTGCTTCCACACGAAAAGGCCCAGGAGGCCGGACATGACTGAAGAAAAAATAATCACCCCTTTCGAACTGAGTGTTCTTGCGGCGATGCAACTTGTCGGCAAGGCGATAGCGATGAACCCACACTTGAACATTGATGACCTGAAGAAGGATGCTCAGGCTCTAATGGAATCGATGCCGAGCGAGCCTCGATGGGTTGGCGGGGATTCAGGCATTCATCAGGCTGCAATAAGCAACCTTTTGTCTGGTGTTGAGAAAGTGAAACGCTAGCAATTAACCCTGCGAGGTAGTCGAGCTTTTCGGCTGCCCCGCCTTGGGCTGGAAATTTTGAATCAGCAATATCATTCGTCATAAGCCCTCACTCCGGTCGTCTGCTTTTTTTGTCCCTGGGATTTGGTTCTGCATATCTACTAGTGCACAGCCGTAGGGCACCGATCCGCGCATGCGCGGAAAATCAGGCAGCCTTAACCGACGAATCCATTACATCCAGGCTCTGCCGAACGTGATGGATCTCATGCCGAATAAGGGCTTTTTCGAGGCTGTTGACGTGGTTATCTTCGAGCGCTGCATGTACAGCGATAGTCAGCTCAGCTACTTCCTTGCCGACGCTAGCCAAGGATGATGTAAGCCCCTGCGCCTCAGGCGGGCTCCTAGGGGTCAAGTCAAGGCCGAATTCATTAGCCAGTGCTGCCAGTGGCCGCATATCCCCGGTGTGCAGCAAGATCCCGAACAGATGCTCAACCGTCAGGTGGTGGGCATCGTTATCCGGGTTGGCACGCTGGAGCAGGCTCACATGCGCAACACCCATCTTTGCCGCCAGCGTCTTCGCCTCGTTATCCAGAACAGCGCTCTGGCAGGCCCGTAGAAAGTCTTCCATTCGTAAAACCTCTGTTCTGTTTCCGTGGTGTCCCGCCCAGGATTGAGCGAAAATTTACTTACTGAATCGGAGAGCGAATGCTTGATTTAGCTGGCAAGCCTCAACGCTTGCCTGGGCATGAGTTCCAGCAGGAGCCATTCAGCTGTGAACTGCCCAGAAGATGCAGCTGCCAATAAGTGGGCGTAGCGGGTTTCACCTGAATACTCAGTGCGAGGTAAAGATTCAGCTGCGATCCATTTGTAGATAGCTCGCTGGCTGACACCACAAATTGCGGAAGCCTTTGCGACCCCTCCTACCTTGGTGATTGATTCTTTGAGAGCGCTCATGGCGTGGCCCTCCGGCCCTAAATATGAACTGTCGGTACATATTAAGTCGGAACTGAAAGTACATGCAAGCTCATGCGATATTGAACCTATGGTTCATATAGATGATTTGAGGGCGGCCTTCGTGGCTCGCCTTAAAAAGGCCCTTGAGGCAAAAGAGATCCCGCAATGGGGTGCTGGCGCTCGTCTGGCCAAAATGGCAAAGGTCACACCAAAAGCGGCAAGTAAATGGATGAACGGCGAATCCATTCCTGGCGCTGCCAAGATGTTAGCGCTCGCTACCGCACTGGACGTTACTGTCGAGTGGCTGCAGCACGGGTCAGGGCCAGGTCCTGGGGAGCTACCCCAAAAAAACCATTCCGCTTCTCCCCTAGCGCAATTGATTTCATCACGTCAGGGGCTCATGTCGTGCGATTTGGTAGACGATACTGACGGTCTATACACATTCATCGATCAGTACGACGCGCGAGCTGCAGCTGGCACAGGCTGCGAAAACCCTCACGTCATTCTACGCAACACCCTTGCCTTCAAAACCGAATGGTTACGTGCCAAGGGCGTAAAAGCAAAAAACCTCAAGGTCATCTATGCCCACGGCAATAGCATGTGGCCAACGATCAATGACCACGACGTCATGCTCGTCGATGAGTCATGCATTGATCCGGCCGACGGTCAGATCTTCGTTATGTGCAACCTTGACGGGGAAATTGTGAAACGCCTGGTGAGGTCGGAGGATGGTGCCTGGATTATCCGCAGCGATAACCCAGACAAGTTCAAATACCCGGACCAAGTGCTTTCAGACGAAGAAATCAACGAACACCGCATTTTCGGCCGTGTGATTTGGCGAGGTGGCGACCTTTGAGCTGTATCGCAGTTGCGCTGCAGGCGTATTGATGATGGGCGAGAAGCCTGGTAAGGCCGTGACGGTAACCGCGGCCGATATTGAGAGATCTATTCAAGAGCTGAACAAAATGGCTGAGCGCCTTTGGGGCGATGGGCGGGAGGCGGAGGCGAAAGCACTCCTCAATGCTTTGGATGCTCTAAACCGGGCGCTGGATAGGATCAGGATTGGCGAAAGTCGGCGGGCTAAGACCCTTCACTAGCAGCAGCTAAAGCCGTAACCACCGAGTGATCTGGCTTGTCGTAAAAGCAAGACTTCTATTAATAACAGGATGTTAAAAATGAAAATTATCACTTTGATACTGGCTGCTGCACTGGCGATCACCTCTGTATCCGCTATCGCTCACGGCGGGCGCACCGATAAGCAGGGATGCCATAACGATAAAAAAGCCGGCACTCGACACTGTCACTGATTGCTTCCCTGATGCCTGGAAGCCGAGAGTCCCCCCCATGCCCCTCACCAAGCCCAATCTAGTACTGAAACGCGACCTCCAGGGCATCGCCTCAGACCTGAAGTGGTTCGCCGTAGAGCTGAAGAGAATCGCTGAACGACTGAGTCAGTCCGGGCATGAGGCGGATGCGCAGGCAGTGTTGAAGATGTGCGCCGTGTTTCATGCTGGGGAGGATTGGCTGACTATATATTCAAATGAGGTGAAGGGCGGACGCATAACTAGGACTGCAAATAACACAGATGACTCCGCGATAAGAGCAGGGCTCTTGCCGCGGCTCCAAAATACAGCCCTGCCTAGACATCACTCAGGTGAGAAAATGATGCCACCTGACCTCTCTAAAACAACTAAATACTGACCACATCGTAAAAGGGATTTTTTCATGGCATTTGAGCTTATACACGCCGTAATTCACTCTTTTGAAAAAGAAAAAGGCGTCACGACTGTTGACAGATCAAAAACTGTTATCAAGCCTCTATTCGATCCAAAAATCGGCACTCTTACGTCTCTTGCAGAAGGCATAAATAGCCTTCTAGGAAAAAAAGGAAACAATGTTGTATGGGGACAGTTTAGCTCTGACAATAGGGAGGGATTATTTCCAGAAGAAAACCAAAAATTCACACAAAATATTACTGCCGCCAATTTTGAGTCATTAACTCATGTAGCAGTAAATGAACTTATAGACCAGGCGTCCGTTGAAATTTTTGCAACCGGAGGGCATACACTGTTCGCGTACTACATGAGTGATGCAATCCCATTCGTTCTAATTGCCAATATCAAGCAACGAGACGGTCTACGATTGGGAGTGGACTATATACCCATTACTAGCGTTGACATCGACATGAGCAAAGTCCACCAAGCTTGCAGGATAAATCTAGCTCGGTACTCTGAATCGGTGCTCGATAACAATGACGAAAATTGCGATACTGACAGAACGTACTTGTGCTTTATTAGTAAAGGTAGAGACAGCGAAGCATCAGCTTATTTTATTAAAGCATTGGGATGCACCCCTGGCATTGCATCTACAAGGGCAACAGGTAATGCTATCGATGTAATTGAAGACTTTTTCCGAGACAATGAAAATCTGGCGCCATTCAGCACCCAAGCTAAAGACAATGTAATTGCATATTTATCGAAAAAACATAAGGACAATGAAAAGGCTACTATTCAAGGACTTCAGTCCGCAGCCTCCTCTGCTATACCTCCCGAACTATCCGATCTAGCTGAACAATTAGAGACACTATCAGAGGTGCTCAACTCAGAAGAGTCGAAAGTTCCTGAGGAATTCTCAGTTAGCAAAGCCATACTTGACAAAAAAACAAAAATACGAGGCAAATCAAATCGATGGTCAGCACAGTTCGACAGAAGCGCACTCGGAGTTAGCATTGATAATGTTATATGCTACAATGAATCTAATGGAACACTAACCTTTTCAGATATACCAGATGATATGAAAAAGCATATCGAAGCTGAAATCAAAAGCCGGGGATAAAGTAGGTAAACCATGTTCAATCACATAGTTGAACTCTACAGGATCATTGGACGACCTGCCCTTTCCCAGGCTGGGTCTTTCGGGTATTCAGGCACACCCAGTACTCAGCTTCAAATTTTGATTAAGCTAGTCGAAGACATGCCTTCACACTATGGCGAAATGATGTATCACCGAGTGAAATCTGGGGTAACAAGCTTCGAATTCACCCCAGTATCCTCAGGTGAAAATTCATTTTTCAATGACTTTGCCACGCTGATTCAGAAAACACCGTCGCTCGGCTGCGGGAAACCTCTGACCAACTTCTACATAATTACGGAAGACTGGTCATCTAACGAAAGCGTCATAAACGCGCAGAATGAAAAAATACTTAAGACATGCAAACTTATTAAAGACCTAACGAAAATTGCCGTGTCGGAGCATCTGCAAACATCATCCTACAATTTGGTTTTTTCAACGCCCAACGGAAACAATAAGCCTCCGAAAACGATGGTTCTACAGACTAAAATTTCGCCTAAAATACTAGATTTTGACATCAAAAAAACCTCCTTAATCGGGAGTTTAGCAAGCGAAGAAAACAAGGGGAGGATTCACCTTGAAGAGCGCCGCGCAATATTAAACGGCGCAATATGTGAGGCGTTAGATGCCCTTCCCGAAGATATTCCAAATAGATTCATAGCACTATTGGAGCAATGGGATTTAATTCTTGATAGCTACTGGCAAAACTTTCAGATCTACATACACTCCTTTTCTTTCGAAAAAGTTAGAAAGGAATTTGCGCAAGCGGAGCTTGATTACGGCACCAAACTTAGCTCTGCCTTTAGTGACATCGCAGGGAAAATGTTAGCCCTGCCAATATCGCTGATTGCACTTATCACACTGCACAAAGCCACCAGCGGCGTAGAAATATTTGTTACATCACTAGGCTTAATGATGGCAACAATAATTCTAGTCGGAATACTCCTTAATCAACTACTGAATATACAGCGTTTAAATAGCAGCCTTTCTATATCTTTTGAAAACCTAACAAAATCTATAAAGACTTACCCCAAAAACCTACAAAAACTTATAAATAACGCAAAGCAAAGCATTGACAGTCAGAAGCTTGTGGTGCACTGCACAATCATCGTATTTACCTTACTCTCTTTAGTACCTTTTTCCGGTGCTTTGATATTTCTGATGGAGCGTTACGCTCAGTCATGGCACGAATGGCTGCTGATTAACTTTCATGCAAGCTAGTTCGCTACTGGTTTACATGTCCACGTTTAATCGTCACTTTTTTCTATAAATTTAAGACATTCCTTTTTTATTCCCCGCACCCCGCCTAGACTCCAAACACCGGGTTGAGGCTCCAACCTCTCGGTGCTAGCCCGCCACTCCATGGGCGGGCTTTTTTGTATCTGCTAGGCTTTCCTCATCAAAGAGGAGACACTATGGCCGCCCTTCCTGGCGGCCCGCCACCTGCCCTACTCAGTCGGCTGAATCAAAATATGAACGCCCTGAGATCAGCTATCGAAGGAATCTGGATCGATCATCGAGGCTCCGCAGAAACATCTCATCGAGTCAGCGAGCACCTAGACACACTGTCCGATAACAGTGACGCCATTGCCGAGCTGCTGGTCGATTTACTAGCTCGATGGGTGCCAGAGAATGAAATCGCCACCCGAAGACTGAGCCCGCCCCTCCCTGCCCACACACAAGCAGAAGCCTTTAATTTTCATGCCTACGAGGCCGATCCGATGGATGCTGCAGTCTCGCGGGGTATTGAAGGTTTTAGGGGCAAGAGCTTTGTTTGTGCAGGGAAACTCTGGTTCTATGGGCAAAGTAGTGGCAAGGCGCTTGCCTTAGGCTTTCCTTACGTACACAAACGATATCATTTCAATCATAATTTTTGACACGACAACCATTTACCTGAAATTTGGAACCTTATGAAAGAGATAACTCAACGCTTGAGAGAGGAACGCGTGCGCCTAAAACTCACTCAGGCTGAACTTGCCACTTATGGAGGGGTACGAGTGAATGCACAGACAACGTATGAGGGAGGTGGGCGAGTACCGAATGCGATTTACCTTGCTGGAGTAGCTAAAGCCGGCGTCGATGTGCTTTACGTGGTTACAGGTCGTCGCAATCCAGCGCAGACAGCAGATCGCATTAACTAACCGGCAGCGGCCACATACCCGACCTCTGGCCTATAAGAACTTCCATGTCCAAACTCGGAATTGAAAAAATGTCCGCGCTCTACTCTGAAAAAGAGTCTTGCCGCAGCATAAGCAATACCTATACAGAAGCAACTCGCCCATATGAGTCAAGCCCAACGCCGGGCTTCTCATATCTGGCGATCCTCTACCCTGCTATGGTGATGCCCGCTAATCACAATGGACGCATCGAAGAGTGGACTTACGGAAGACATTGGCAGCTGCCCTACTAATATCGGTTAGCACGCAGGCCGTGTCAGGTGACGACGCCAACCCTATCGCTGCCGCGATATTTATCACAATCTCCGCGCCAACCATTTTAATTGGGGCGACCACATCCCTCACGACTGAGCCGCCTAAGATGTTCAAATCGGCGAAGAGCGACGCTCTGGCGTTCATCGGTTCGGACGGAGAGATTCGCGGGGCCCAGTTTGAGCAGGCCTCCAGATACTACCGCTCGACCAGCGCACCGCCGCTGATGTCAGACACGCAACTGGCCCTGGCAATTGCAGTACTCCCTGAGCCTTCCTTGGCGGCGGAAGTGCCATAG